TCGCCGCGGTGAAATCCGCTGCTGCCGGAATTGCAGGAGAATTTTCACTGCCTGAAAGTGAACCCACTCAGGAATTCGTATCGCTGTCAGCGCCATCAGATCCGGGCCTCCACTTTTTGTTTTTTGACGAACTCAACCAGCTCAGAAATGAGCTCGTCGATTAATTCCTTTCCGCTATCTGTGAGGAATTCACCGCTGCCATTAACATCAACAGAGCTGCTGTAAATTCCCTTAATAGCTTTTACGCCTTCGACATTCCCGTACTCACTAATCGCGAGCCTTTCGAATTTTCGTAATAATCCATCGAGAAGAATCTCTGTTAACTCGACCGTGTTAATACCGCCTTTATTGAGCTTAATAACAAGGCAGTTACTGCCGGTTTTACGCTGGTGGCGTAATATCGCTGCTTTTAAAATTCTGCGTCGGTATGTGTCTATCAAGTAAGTCATTTTCATTTACCATAAGCCTTTTTCAAATAAAGCATTCCGATATGCCAATAACCTGTTGAGCAAAATAATTGAGCTGTTTTAAATGCTTGTCGATTAATCATGATTCACCTGAATTTGATTACAGAAATCCCCAGGAATATTCCTGTAATCAAAATGACTAATAATTTTTAAGCAGGGTTTTTGGACTCTGCCTCGATAAGATATGCTGCAACTGGACCAATGAGGTCTGCCAATAGTGATGCGACTGATTCTACATCCGAGTCGGTAAGCTTATGAGGATAGTTCTCAAGCATCCTTGCGACAATCTCAGCCTGATATGCCTTTGATGCCGCTTTATGCAATGTGATATCAGACATTTTCTGCATCCTTATAACCAGAAGAGTAGGTTGCTGATATCGCAATTTTGTTAGTAGCCATTGCTAATTCAGCGAGGTCGGAAATCACGCCAGATAAAGTCATTATTTTATTTTTATTCAAATTCTTTTCTTCAACCTCATTCATAATGCTAACCCCTATATGATTGATGGCCTCCAAAATAGAGATTGTTTTTGTATCGCAATCAGTAGCAATTTTGTCAAAATCAATGTCCTGACATTTCTCTTTGTCAGAAGAGAATCGGTAATCGGGAATATCTACAAGTTGAAAAAATTTCTCTGTACTCATCTTATGCACTCCATTAATCCGCCAATGCATAAACAATACATAACGTATTAAATAAGATCAATACAAAACGGAGTATTTGTGTGTATTATTTCACATCATTTTGTTTTTGAAGGTTTTTTAGTTGATCGCAGGAAGTTTGAGGCATAAAAAAAGCCGCTTTCGCGGCCATTTTATGGAAGGTTGGTGATTTTTGCGTCGACCACAACCCCGATAATACGGCAGTTGCCATTTATAGGGATTATGGGGTACTGGGGGTTGAGGGGTTTTAAAAATCTTTGACCAGCATCGATAACAAGCTTTTTGAATGTAGCTTCATTGTCACCGTCGAGTTTCGCTACAACCAATTTCCCGTTGATTGCTTCCACCTGGGGATCTACAAGTATCACCATGCCTTCTGGTATGCTCAGCCCTGCTGGTGATGTCATTGAATCGCCTCGGACGTCTAACCAGAATGAATCCTCAGAACATTCTACGGTTGTGTCATACCATCTATCGATCGCTTTACGGTGATACGGTTCTACTGCTTCCATCCAGTCTCCAGCGCTAACCCAGCTAATAACAGGGTAACTTCCCTTGGATTCGTTAATGCTATTAAAACTTACATTGTGATCGGCTCTTGAGTCGCTGACCGTGCCATCAGCGTTTACTACGAAGCCTGGCATTTTCAATATGTTAAAAATCTTGGCTATAACCTCTAGGTTTGGTTCGCGTCTGGCATTTAGCCAATGGCCTAGGCCGCCCTGCGTTATGCCGAGCGCCTCTGCCAGCTGTTCTTGAGTCATGCCGACCTCTTTCATCCTGGTTTTGGCCAGGTCCTGCCATCTCTGTTTCATAGTCATGATTATTACATTCTGTATTTAGTGAGCAACTTCCATTTTGTATTATTACGACAAGCGTGTATAGTACGTTATGTATTATTTTTGCGGGAATAATCGAATGAGTGGAATCAAGAGCCTTAGACGCAAAGCAAAGGTAACTCAGGGAGAGCTGGCTGAGCTGATCGATAGCTCCCAAGGGGCCGTTAGCCACTACGAAACAGGAAGAAGGATTCCTGATGTTGCTGTCGGAAAGCGGATTGTCAGTGCCTTTAAACAGCTTGGTCTGAATACAAGTTTGGACGAGGTATTTTCAGATGATGTTGCAAGGGATGAAGCGTGAATCCGATCTGCTCCCGTCAGTATATGCATTGGCCGATGAAGAGTGGATCAGGCAGCAGTTACTGTGCCTGACGCCAGCAGCACGACAAAAAGCCATTCAGCGTTATGCAGCTGTGTATCAGGAATCGTTCGAAGCCGAGCCCGTTTCATACCGCAAGGAGAACCGGGCAAGGCATGAAGCAAATATGCGGCTTCGTCTGTTTGTGAGAAATCACGGCAGGGCTTTACAGGGGTATACCGCCGAACCTCCCCTGGCCGGAACGCCAACGCGTTCCTGATTGTTGCGGGTTTAAAGGTACCCGGACAAGAACAGGCTTAAAGGTGCCTGTTCAGGTTGGCAACCAACTGACCCAACTCCTCATTCGTACTAGGCAGGTAGTACGTTTTTATGGGGAAGAGGGAAAGGGGGGTAAGGGGGGATTGGGTGTAGGGGTAGGAATAGGTTCTTTTCCAACAGGAGAGATCCATTGGTTAAGTAGATCACTGTCTTAAAGGCGAAATAAAAAAAACGCCTGTATCAGCAAGATAGTACAGAGCGCTCAGGCGCTGAGAAAAAAGGGTTCTTTCTGGAAGAGTGATTTTTCAGGGGAGCTGAATCAGAAGGGAGGCTGGCAGCCTTTGGGGAGGCCACCAGCCATGTGAGGGGGAATCCATGAAAACCACATCACAGAATTATTATCTCATCACCGCGGGGTCCGCACAATGCAGCTGACGATCACACCGAATTTTGCACAGGAACGAGCACTTAACCAGCTGCGCCGTAACTGGAAGGATACGGAAACCTTCATGGTGTACTCGCCGACGGGCAGCGGTAAAACAGGACTGGCCGCCTTCATCGTTGCGGGGTTCGTCAGTCGTGGCATGCGGGTAATGTTTTGCGCGCCTTACCAGATCCTCATTACCCAAACAGCAAACCGTTTTGTGGAGTATGGGTTGCCGGGTGATGAAATCGGCTATGTCTGGGCGGATCATCCAAACTACGATCCATCCCTCAAAATCCAAATTGCCAGCGCCGATACGCTTATTAGGCGCGAGTTGCCTGACAATATCGATCTGCTGATTATCGATGAAGCGCACCTGCGAAAAAAACGCATCCTGAAGGATATCGAGCGCCTGCGCGAAAAAGGCGTGAAAGTGATCGGCCTGTCGGGAACACCATTTTCGCCGTTCCTGGGTAAATACTATGACCGCCTCATTAAACCGACCACCATCGGCGAACTGATCCAGCGAGGCGACCTGAGTAATTACGAGTTCTACGCGCCCACCAAGCCGGATCTGAAAGGCGTCAAATCGGCCCCATCACTGGAGTTCGGCAGCGATTACAACGAGGCGCAGCTGGCGGAGATCATGTGCGGTTCAACGCTGGTGGGCGATATCGTCCAGAACTGGCTTGAGAATGGCCGGGATCTGCCGACAATCGCTTTCTGCGTCAATGTGGCCCATGCCAATTATCTGACCATTCAGTTCAACCAGGCTGGTGTTAATGCCGAGGTAATGACCGCCGACACACCGGCCGAAGAGCGACAGACCATCATCCATCGTTTTGAGACTGGCGCCACAAAAATCATAGTCAGCGTTGGCGTGCTGGTGGCCGGGTTCGACAGCGATGTTCGCTGCATTATCTACGCCAGGCCAACTAAGAGCGAAATTCGCTGGTTACAGGCGATCGGGCGAGGCCTGCGCACGGCGCCAGGTAAAGATTCCTGCCTTATCTTCGATCACAGCGGCACTGTGCACCGCCTTGGTTATCCGGACTCTATCGAATATGACGATCTCCCGGGCAAATCAGATGGGATGGAAGAGGGCGCGCGCCGGGCCGCTGAGGAAAGGGCGGAGAAGCTGCCGCACGAATGTTCGCAATGCCACTTCATGAAACCAGCTGGTGTTTATGTATGCCCGAAATGCGGCCACAAACCTCTGGCCGGTGAGGACATTGATACCGACACCGGGCGCAAACTTAAAAAACTGGGTGGCGAGCAGCGACAGCCAACCAAAGCAGAGAAACAGGCTTGGTGGAGCCAGATCAAATTTTATCAGCGCCAGCGCGTATCGATGGGGAAAAAGCCTGTCAGCGATGCCTGGTGTGCTCACACCTTCCGCGAACGCTTTGGGGAATGGCCGAACGGCCTGAGCGATTACCCCATTGATATCACCCCGACAGTTTCAAACTTCATTACGCACAAGCTGATCGCCTTCGCCAGGCAACGCGAAAAAGAGCAGCGCCTGCAAAAGCATGCAGAAGAGCAGCCGAACCCGGCAAGAGTTCAGCAGGCGCTTAAACACGTCAGCGATATCAGACAGCAGTTAGGAAAACGAGCATGAAAACGGTAGAAGCAGCAAAAGGCCAATGGGCCATGATTTTTGAGCATTACGGACTGCCGCCGATCACCGGGAAAAACCACTTTAGAGGGAAATGCCCGCTCTGCGATTCGATTGGTAAATTCCGTATCGATGACCGTGACGGAGCTGGAACATGGATCTGCACCTGCGGAAGCGGTGATGGCATCAAACTGGTGACCCAAACCCAGGGCAAACCATTTAATGAGGTTTGCCGCGAAATTGATGAGCTGATTGGCAATACGTTCCGCCGCGAAAGTATCCCTAAAACCAGCAACGCTGGCAGCCTGCGTAAAAGAGTGCTGAGCAAATTTGCAAAACTGGCGCCGCTGCGAGGATCTTCTGGAGCCGACTATCTCAATGCGCGCGGCATTTACCAGCTTCCTCAAGAGGCTATCAGGTTTAATGACAAGGAACGCTACGGAGGGAAGGTTTTTCAGTCGCTGTATTCGCTCGCCACTGATGACAAAGGAGAACTTTGCTATCTGCACAGAACTTTGCTGGACGGTAATCGGAAAGCTCAGCTGAAGGATTCAGTTGGTGCAAAACGCCAGAAATCTCTTCAGGAAGAGAGCTATCTGGATCACGCTCGTTCAGTTGCTATCCGGATGTTCCCGGTCGCCAGCACGCTTGGCATTGCGGAAGGTATCGAAACCGCTTTGTCATGCAAGCAACTCTACAAAGTAAACACATGGGCAACCATGACCAGCGGATTCATGAAGAAATTTCGTGTGCCAGCTGGCGTGAAGAACTTCATCATTTTTGCAGACCGTGACATCAACAGTGCTACCGGTTTAGCGGCTGCTATGGAATGTGCTCATGCCAATTTGATGGCAAAAAACGACCTCGAAAAGGTCAGTATCTACTGGCCGGATAACGGGGACTTTAACGACATGCTCATGAACGGCGATCAGGTTCGTGAAATGGTTTTCTATAAAAAACAGCAGGTGGCCGCATGAAATTGGAAGCAGCACTTAAGCATTTTAGCCCTCAGGGTATGCACATCAGCGACGACGTGAAAGGAACCTCTCCGGATCGTCTCACCGGCACTGATGTTATGGCGGCGATTGGTACCACCAGCAGCCGTGCACGCTTCGGCCTGGCTGCTTTCTTCGGCAAGTCCGGCATCAGCAAAACAGATGAACAGCTCGCAGTTCAGGCGCTGGCGCAGGTTGCTATCAAAAACGCTCCTAAAAATGTCCGCAAAGCCGCTGGCGACAAGCTCGGAGCATGCATGTTGACGCTGGCGCAGTTTGCCTTTGCTGATTACTCCCGTTCGGCGGCTACCAGCGTGACATGTCACAGTTGCAGCGGTACCGGTTTTATCTCCGGGAATGAGGATGTGGTTAAACATCCTGGTATCTTCGACGATGACGGTGCCGAAGTGGTGGCCCCGAAGATTAAAAATGAGCTGGTGAAAAGGGTTTGCGAAACCTGCGGAGGGAAAAAGGTAATCCTTGCGCGGTGCAGATGCGGCGGTAAAGGTGAAGTGCTGGATCGCAAAGCGACCAAAGAACGTGGCGCACCGGTTTTCAAAACCTGTGAACGTTGCTCTGGTAATGGCTTCTCTGCTATCTCCTCGGCGACGGTACACCGTGCCATTCTGAAGCGTCTCCCGGACCTCCATCAGTCCTCATGGTCACGCAACTGGAAACCCTTTTATGAAATGCTGGTGGACACGCTGCGCCAGTGGGAGCGTCACGCGGCAGTAGAATTTGAGAAGGCAACAACTTATTAATATGATCGGAGCAAATGGCGACACTTTTTTGCACGTTAGTGTTGACTTTGCATAAAACTGTCCTGTATGCTTTCCATCGTGGGATATTACGCCTACACGACACCAAACCCGCCTCAGTGCGGGTTTTTTTATGTCCGAAATTCTTCGCGCCACGCTCGGCGCAATTCAACCACAGAGCCTTTCAGGGGTGAGCCATAGGGAACGGTCGGTGTGACTGTCTCTGTGGGCTGATCATTCCTGAGCGCTGGCTCACCCGCTAAAAGGAAAGTCACTATGTTCGGTATCTTCAAAAAGAAAGCGCGTAAAGCTGTTGTCGAAGTTAAGAAAATGGAAAACCGCGACGCGGTTGAAGCTACGGTGTGGGGTGCTTACTCCATTGCGTATGCCGACGGCACATGCGACGCGAAAGAAATCGCCACTCTGGAAAAAACCATTTCAGCATTGCCTGCTTTCGCACCGTTCGCTGGTGAGATCGCACAGATGAGTAGCAATATCCGTGCTCGCTATGAAGCGTCTCCGCGCTCTGCTAATGCTCAGGCGCTGCGCGAACTGGCTGACGTTGCCGGTACAAACGATGCTGTTGATGTTCTTTGCCTGTGCCTTGATGTCGCTGACAACGACGGCATCGGGGAAGAAGAAGAGAAGCAGCTCAAGAAAATTGCTCAGGCGCTGCAACTTCCACTGGACCAGTACCTGTGATCGGGAAATTGCGCTGGTTAGCCGCCGGGGTATTGATGTTCCTGGTGGTTGCCATCGACTTCACCAGCAAAATGATGTCCATCCTTGCTGATGGCGTGCTGGTAGCCGGGGTAATTGCTTTACTCTGGCCCCTGTTTAAATCCAGTAAATAACACTTTGCAAAAGGTCATTTCTGATGGCCTTTGACAGAGTGAATTTTTTCTTCGGTGCTGTAGTAAACTGGCATTCGATAATGCTCTCGATACTGATAACACTTGGTGGGGATACACCAACTTCGCAGAGACAACTGCATGACCCATGACCAGCAACCCAATGCTGGTCTTTTTTTTTCGCCATTAGCTCAACTGGAAAGAGCACGGAGCTTCTACCTCTGTGGTTCGGGGTTCGAATCCTCGATGGCGGACCAGTGTCCAATTCGTTAAGCGAGGAAGTTTCTCAACTCTGATTTATGCGCTATTTTTTTATTATGGTGAATCCCCCTATGCGGAGGGGCGTTCCAGCAGTTACCTGAAAAGGAAACCTCTCAGACGCGGGAATGTTTGCTGGAGTAATTCTCACCGGGAGGCACCCGGCACCACGATAACAATAATATCGAATTGATAATTCCTTGAGAGCCTGCTTTAAACAGCAGGTTTTTTTTGCTCGTTTCCCGAAGTTACGGCTACGCTAAAGAAGAAGGGGATATATCTGCTGGCAGGTGGTTCTCCTGAACCATCAGTGAATCGGCCTCGATACCCGGACGTCACTACCTGTCTTTCGGATGATCTCCTTTCTACCTTCTTGTGATAATCATCACTTTAGCCTGCTCTCGCGAGCGGGCTTTTTTTATTCCCCTCAAATTTCCTGAGAGGGATCACAGCAATAAGAGGGGGCTTAATGTCCGATCCATTAACCGGCACCGGCGCTGTTCTCGGCGGCGGCCTGCTGGGTTCAGTCCTGTACGGCGTCTTTACTCATACAGATTTTGGTGTGGTGTTCGGGGCGTTTGGTGGTGCGGTGTTCTACGTCGCGACAGCCACAAACCTGTCCCGCGCCCGACTGGCAGCATATTTCCTGACGTCGTTTATCGTTGGGGTGCTTGGGGCGGGACTTATTGGCTCACTGCTAAATGCAGCTTCGCACTATGAAAAACCGCTGGATGCACTGGGTGCAGTGATTCTGTCTGCCCTGTGTATAAAAATCCTCACTTATCTTAATAACCAGGACCTGAACAACGTGTTCAAGTTTTTCTCGCGGCTACGTGGGGGAGGGGGAAATGGTAATTGACCCGTCAGCAGTCTTTAATGCGTTTATTTGTGCGGCCATCGTCATCGTGCTGATGTTTTACCAGCGACATGGCGCCCGGCATCGCCCCTTTATTTCTGTCCTGGCGTATATAACCGTGCTGGTTTACGCCGCGATCCCCTTGCAGTTCATCTTCGGCCTTTATCGTGATTCCAGCTGGCTGGTGGTGGTCGCAAACATTCTTATCTTCGCCGCCATCCTGAAGGTTCGTGGAAATATGGCGCGGCTGGTTGATCGTCTGAGGCACTAATGAACCAAACACAATTTCAGAGGGCGGCTGGTATCAGCGCCGGGTTAGCTGCGCGCTGGTTTCCACATATCGACGCCGCTATGAAGGAATACGGCATCACCGCACCGCTCGATCAGGCCATGTTTATTGCCCAGATGGGGCATGAAAGCACCAGATTTACCCGACTGGTGGAGAACCTGAATTACGCGGTTGAAAACCTGGTACCGACGTTCGGTAGCCACCGCATCACGCAACAGCAGGCAGCAGCACTTGGCAGAACAGCAACGCAACCGGCAAACCAGAAAGCGATCGCCAATCTGGTATACGGCGGTGAGTGGGGAAAAGAACACCTGGGCAATCAGGTTGCCGGTGATGGCTGGAAATATCGCGGTCGTGGGCTGAAACAGATTACCGGCCTGAGCAACTATCGCAGTTGTGGCCAGGCGTTGAAACTGGACCTTGTTACCCACCCGGAGCTGCTTGAACAGGATGAATACGCCGCGCGCTCAGCTGCATGGTTCTATTCGTCTCGCGGTTGCCTGCTCCATTCCGGCGATGTTGAGCGCGTTACGCTGCTTATCAATGGCGGCAGAAACGGGCTGGATAAACGCCGCGCGCTGTTTAACCTGGCGAAATCCGTTCTGGTGTGAGGTGAATGTGGGTATCGAAACGATAATCGGGCTGGCCGCACTGGTGATTTCCGCTATCGCCGGTGCCTTTGGCCTGGGCCATATTCGCGGCACCAGCAAAGCCGAAGCCGAAGCCAAAGCCGACCAGCAGCGCACCGAAGATAAGGCCGCCGCCACTCAAGCAGTAGCCGAACGCCGGGTAGAAGCAACGAAAGAGGCCAGTAATGTACAGCAGACTGTTAACCACATGCCTGATGACGATGTTGATCGCGAGCTGCGTGACACGTGGAAGCGTCCCGGTGGTGATTGATACCGCCTGTGACTGGGTAAAGCCAATCTACCTGACTGATCACGACATCGACGTTATGGACCGCCAGACGAAGAAAGACATCCTGGCGCATAACAAAGCGTGGCAGG